AGACAGAGGAGCCTGAGGAGCCTGCAGTCCAGCCCCTCAACCAGAAGGGTATGCGCTTTGAGCAGACGACGCAAGCCAAGAAGGGCAAGAACAAGCGCGCCTAAGTGTGTGTGTGTGTGTGTGTGTGTATGTGTGTGTGTGTGTGTGTGTGTCTTTTGTCAGATTGTCTTTGTCAGATTGTCCTTTTATTTATACTTTGAACAAAAAATGCAAAGTGTACCATTACTTTTTTTATTACTTTTTTTATTACTTTTTTTATTACTTTTTTTATTACTTTTTTTATTCGATAAAATAATTTAATTATAAACTGTTATTATAGTTATATGCCGGGAGGTTTATTAAGTATATTATCATATGGATCAACTGATTTATTTTTAACAGGTGCTCCACAAATAACTTTTTTTAAAATAGTGTATAGACGACATACAAATTTTTCTGTGGAATCAATAGAAATTGGACTTAATACTAATATTAACTTTGATGATGATTATGAAATTATAGTTGATAGGATAGGAGATTTAATAGGTAAATGTTATTTAAAAATTAAACTACCTGAAACTTATTTTAATAGAGATGAATTTTCCTTACCATATACTCCATATAATGATAATCCGGACAGTGAACAAAATAATTATGATACTGTTGTTACATATATGAATTATAATATGAAAGCATATAGAATCGCCAAGGATAATTTTAGTGTAAGTAATATGACAATTACAAAATTCTTATCTGATATTAGTAATCAATTTGCTGGAAATGGACAAGCTGCATGGAATTCATATACCGACTTAAGAAAAAATCAAACGACAACTGAAGATATATATACTAATATGTATAATGCATCAATATATGATATTTATTTAAAATATAATTCAATTATAGGAAGTTTAACAAATAATAATATACCAATAATTTATACACAAATAGAAAATGCAGTATTATATTCAACTAGAGTTGTAAAACATTTTTGGGGTATTTATATATACAAATATAATTTATTTATACAACGTTCAACAAATAATTTAAAATTTGCATGGAATGAAAATTTAGGTCATAATATATTAGATTACGTAGAAGCTACATTAGGAGGAGAACAAATTGATAGACATTATGGAAATCTTTTTGAATTAACCCACCAATTAAGTCATCATACTAATCTAGATTTGACTTATGATAAATTAATAGGAAATCTACCAGAATTAACATCATATAATGAACTTAAAAAACCATTATATATTTTAAATATTCCATTAAATTTTTGGTTTAATAAAAATAATGGTTCGGCATTTCCTTTAATCGCATCGCAATATACAGATTTAGTAATCAAGATGAAATTAAGAAATATTAATCAATGTGGATTAGTTGAAGGAGTATCGGGTGAGACATATAATTTAGAAGATTTATGGAATGATAAAAATTATAAATTAGAAGTAAGTCTAATGGTTGATTATATTTTTTTAGATGGACAAGAAAGAAAAAAATTTGCACAATCATCACATGAGTATTTAATAGAAAACTTTCAAACTGTAACTACACGTTTATCAAATTTGCAAAGTCAGATTAATGAATCAACATTAACAAACGAATCAATAATTAATAATAAAATATCTTATTCAGTTGATCTAGGATTAAAACACCCATGTAAACAATTAATTTGGTGTTTTCAAAAGGATAAATATATTAATAATAAAGATGGTAAAGAAAAATGTATATATAATAACTTTGCATTAAATATAACAGAGAACAAAAACTCTATGAAAAATGGAAATTTATTATTAAATGGTTATGATAGAATGAATAGAAGACTTGGTAAAGCTGAATATTATAATTTAGTCCAAAGTTATCAACATAATACAAATAGTCCAGATATAGGTATATATTCATATTCTTTTGCAATATTTCCAGAAGAATTACAACCATCAAGTACATGTAATTTTAGTAGATTTATAAGTCAAAATTTACAATTTGATTTAGATGAAAATATGTTTTATTATGCAAATTCAGATATAAATCCAGATATTATATCTCCACAAGATTTAGAAAACGAACAAAATGAAAATAATGATATAGATATCGATGAAGACATAATTCAATCTACTAACTATATTAAATATTTATATACTGATGTTATATGTAATATTTATGCAAAAGCATATAATGTATTACGTATAAAAAATGGTTTTGCAAGCTTAGCATTTAGTTTTAACTAAAAAATAATTGTCAACTAAAAAATAATAGTTAAGAATAAAAAATATAATTATAAATATATTATAATTATATGACAGGTAGTTTATTACAATTAGTAGCAACTGGAATAGACAGTATATTTTTAACACATAATCCATCAGTAACATTATTTAAAATAGTTTATCGTAGATATACCAATTTTAGTATAACAACTAGAACAAAACAAATAAAAAATATAACTGACTTTGACAAAGATGGTTATTATATTCTACAAAAGGAAGCAGATTGTATACATAAAATGTGGCTAGATATTGATTTATCGGATATTGAATTATCCTATGGAACACCTACAAGACAATATATAAATGAAATATGTGCAAAATATGGATTTACCGTTCTATATCAAACCGATGGCTCGAATAATACTATTGTAACTCCACAAGAATATTCCTATATAATTGATGAAATTAATAGTTTTATAGGTTTAGAAGTAAATAAAAATAATTCATTAATAGATATAATAGAAGCTAATGATGCTTATTATACAAATCCATCTGGTACAAATCCGTCAGGTAATACCATTGAATGGAGAAATGATTTATTTAGTGTATTTAAATTAAAACTAGATGATTTATATAATTCTTATAAGAACGAAGTATTAGATTCATCGGGTAATATTAAACCAGATAAACATTCTGTATATGAAGATGGTTCATTTGTTATTGATTCTCCATATATGAATTATATAAAATTAATATGTATGAAATTATTTTTTTCACAGCAAAATCTAATTGAAACATATAATCCATCTATTTATAATGCATTAAATCAAGATATTTTATATGATTATTATTATTTAGATAATGGTTATTATAATCATCCTGAATATGCATTTAAATTTTTAGATGGATATTTAAATGGAGATAAATTAGATAATACATACACTTTTACAATAAATAGAAATTCTGAAATATCAAATTTCCCAGATATTATTAATAATATGATAAATTTAAATATGAATAAATATATTAGAGATTGTTTATTGATGAATAATGATAAAAATATTTTTTTATATAATTCTGCTGATAATAATTTAAATAATATTAAAATTTATAATAATAAATCTTATGATATTTTAAATATTACTTTAAAAAAGTTAGATTTAATATTAACAGGTTATAATCCAAATAATGTCACAGCTTATACATATAGTAGAATTTATAATTTATTATCATTATTTATATTTTTAAATAATAAAATAGATGTATTAACAGGACATTTAGAAAATCATGTTTATTTAAAAATACAATATAAAAATTTAATTGATTTTATATATTATGAATTATTAAATGTATATAATACAATTTATAATAAATTTTATGTTAATGATGTATTTATTGATACAATTAATATAACAATTTCTTTATTAATATCTTCTGGCTATATTATTAGAGATTTTTTTAATATGAGTAATTATATATTAACTCAAATTATTGATGTACACGAAAATAATACTGTTTATAATCAATTAAGTAATCATATTGAAAATAAATTCTATAATATGTATTCCCAACAAAATAAAATTGATACTAGTTCAATACAATATAAATTTGATCTTGAAAAAATTTTACGTTCGGCTATGATAGATTATACTAATAATATTACACAAAATAGTAATGTATCTAATATGTCAAAAATAAATGATATAATGTATAATTATTATTTAACAGAACTCACTTACAATTTAATTGGAACAGAAATGTTTGCGTATAATTATGCTGGACAAAATGAATTTTTTTTTAGAGATGAAAATGGTACACCACATATATGGTGGATTGGGGGCGGAAATTGGCCTTGGTTAGTATTACAAAATTTATATAATTGTATGGTATTAATACATATTGTTGAATCAAATATACCAAATAATTTAAATTACGTTGACATATGTGGAAATTATATGGGTAATTTAAGTGATGTTTCAAAATATTACGGATATACAATGTTAGATTATTTTAATAAGATTATCGAATCTCAAAATAATCGGAACATACCAATATTAAATTTTAATCACACTGGTGAAAGTGCTGTACAATATACCGATTTAGATACATATAAAATTATTAAAAAATTTCTTAAAAATTCAGATATCATATATGATTATAATAGTTTTTCACCTAATTTTATATTTAGATTAACACAAACTATAAAACAAAATCAATATGCAAATATAGAAATCTTTTATAATATAGTATTAAATAGATTATTAGCTCCATCATATCATAATATTGCAGTTAATTCTAATTTACAACAATCTACTTTAAACTTAAATAATAAAAGAAAATTATATTACAATATTAATGGTGATTATTATAAATTTATATTTTATAAGACATTTACAAATAATGTATCAGATACAATAAAATTTTCTACAATATTAAATTCAAAAATAACAGGTTTATCCGATAATGTAATATCTCTTTTAAATAAATATCAACAAAATAAAAACACATATGAGGTATATTTTTCAAATGAAATATTAAATAGAATATATGATTTAAATTACGATATACAAATTATTTATGAAAATGAATTCTTTGTTGATTATTTTAATGATATAAGTATTTGGTCAAAATATCTATTAAACTCTCAAGCCACAAAAAATATTTTACAACAATTTACATTTGATGATTCAAATGGCAATATAATTAATCTCAACTATTATTTTGATGCAAGTGGTATATTACAACCAAGAAATATATATGATCCTTTAGGAGGATATTCTTATATTAATTCAGAATATAATATTTATGATAAATTTATATCACCTTTAAGTACTATTGTAAAAGAAAATATAATATTTTTAAATTATACTCCAATGTATACAATAAGAGACATATTCACTAATTTGTATGAAATAATTTCAAATTATAATAATCAATATATAAATCCATATAAACAATATTTTAAATATTTTTTTGATTATAGAGATTTTAATGAATATAATCCTATTATAAATTCTGTTGATATTAGCGGCGGACCATTATCATTAGAACAAATATATGCTATAATACAAAATAATAATACATTTAAAAATGATTTATATAGAACTGTTATATTAAATGTTATATTAAAAGTTAATGAAGATTTTACTTATAATGGTGTTGAATTTGATACTTACGCGAGTACAGATGATTTTCGAATACAAATATTTCAAAAAAATTTATTTAAAGTAGCTGATTATGAATATCTAACAGCGTATGCAAATAACTATCTAATATCTAATAGAATTGGATTATTTGGATTATTACGACCCGAAAATTTAATTAATATATATAGTTCAGATGTCTCAAATAATGTATCAATTTATACTTTAGAAAAAGACAGTAGTGGCAATATAGTCTATGATTCAAGCGGAAATCCAGTTCAAACAACTGATAAAAAAGCATTATATGTGCCAATTATAAGAGGTATTGTTGAAAAAATTAGAATACAAATGATAAGATTATTATATTCTGACCAAATTATTAGTTCTATACCTGGAATAATAATACCCGATTATGAGAAAAAAACAATTTATGATGATTTAATGAATAATTATATTAATCCTCTGCTTGATAATTATATAAAATTTGATGATACTTCTAATTTAAATTTATCTGACTATTCTTATATAAATTATAGAAATAATGGTTATATATTTTCTGATATAAATAATAATGTTATATCTGCATCAAAAAAATTTATAGTAACAAATCAAAAATATATACAAGCATCGAGTTCTATATGGTCATATATTAATAAAATGCAAACAAGAGAATATAATAAAATGTATAATGAATTATTAATTTCTCGTGATTATTTTATCAATAATTTAGGATTTTTTATGAAAGATGTTTATAATGAATTTAATTTTAGATTATCAAATGTACCACAAGCTTCATATACTAAATTACCCCATTTTTATTCAACAGATTATTCTAAATATTACTATTCATATAACATTACACAATCTTTTGGTAATCCAAGTGGTACACTTTTTACATATGATCAAGATTTTAATATTTATGAAAATTATAAAACATCGTCATATTATCCAAATGAAAACATATTAAATGAAACATATCCTATCGCAAATTATGGATTTGATTATTATTCACTTGGAGATGATATAAATTTTATAAAAACTATCGTCGATGCTTCAAACAATATATATAATTATACATTTTCATTTGAACCATTAGATTATATGACTATATTTGATCCATTAACACAAAATACGACTCTTATAGATTGGTATCTTACAATTAATTCTATAATGTTAAGTATTGATATGCGAAGAAGTAATCCTAATCCACTTGATCCTGCTGGAAATGGATATAATTTTTTTCTTGATGGAGTAACCGATGGCTATGGTACTCCTTATTATGTATTATATAAATATCCAGCAACATATATTTCTCAAATGACGCCATATTATTCTAATTTAATGAGAATACGAAATAAAAAATATGATCCAGAAATTAATAAAAAAACTCTTTCAGATATTATTGACTATTTTAATGATTGTAGTGGAGGTGTTTATACATATTATTCTTATGCCGAACAACAAATTGCTGAAAGATTTAAAAATTTATTATTACAATATCCATCTTATATTACATATTATGATGTTTTATTTAAAGACTATAATGTTGGATTTTTTGGAAAGTCTATTAAAAGTTTTGTACAATTATATGATAGTTCAGCAAATCCATTTAATAATAATACAGAATATATTGAATTTCAACATATGCAAGATATTGATGCTTCAGGAAATATTACACCAATTAACCCACCTTATTATTTATATAATAAATCAAAAGAATATTTTGATACATTTGTAACATATGATTCTTCCCGAAAACAACAAGTTTTTGATTATCTCAATATAATATTATCATTAGTATTACCACAATTAAATTCAAATTTAGGAGAAGTATATTTTAATGGATTTTCAACAAAAGGAGACCTCATAAATTTTATGATATATATAATAATGATTGATATTTTTAATGATCTAAATATACCTTTTGTATTACAAAAATTAAATATTGATATTGATATATATGATAACATTCTTGCTACATTATATAATGAACAAAAATTAGATTATTTTAATACTATTAAAAATTTAACTATTCCAAGAACATCAGATATTATTATAACAAATGATAAAAAAATAACATTCTCATCAAATCTACAGTATATTGATTATCTATATGAAATACCAGATTATTATACACAAACAGAAATATTATATTACGGTTCCCCATTAGATGAATGGTTAAGAAATGTAATTTATAAAAATCCTGTAAAATATTGTTGGGTTCCTGAATTAGCCTATTATTTATTAGAAAAATATAGTTTTTATTTAGATGAATTATTAATTGACGAATATAATTCAAATTTATTATCATTACTTGATAAGATTAAATTTACTGCTAATCATAGAAAAGGTATAAATAAATTAATTGGTAATACTGAATATAATACTACTTATGATACAAATAATAAAGGAAATTTAAAACTACGTATACCTCTAAAATTTCATTTTTGCACAAATATAGGATTGTCTATACCTATGATTAATATGTTATATACGAAAGGAACAATAAAATTTAAATTAAGAAAACTTGAAGATCTTTTAATATATGATACAAATGCAATTATTACAAAAAGACCAAAAATAAAATGTAATATGAATGTACAATATATTTATTTAGAAGAAGAAGAAAGATTACGAATTTCTAAATCAAAAATGGAATTTTTAATAGAAAAATTTAGATATGGAGGAAAATTTAAATATAATTATAATAGTCTTATTGATAATAAATTAATTACAAAGTTGGCTCTCGCCGACCCTACAAAATATATATTATGGAGACTAAAAGTAATATTTCCTGATAAAATGAAATATAATTATACATGGAATATTAATGGTTATCTTGATGAAAATTATAATATAATTAAAACTGTCGATAATATTAAAGTATATTTTAATGGTTCTACTCGCGAACAAGGTCAAGAAAAATTATTCAATACAATAAATCCACATTTAAGATATGTTGGTAGTTTAGAAAATGATGAATATATGCACATATATGCGTTATATCCATTATTATATCAACCATCCGGTACTGCAAATTTAACAAATATTGACGATATATTGATAGAACACCAATTAAATCCAAATTTTATTAATGATTTACATACTAAAGGATTAAATTTTGAAATAGAATATTGGGCTTTTGGTTATAATATTATGCGATATATTAGTGGTATGGGTGCGCCGATATTTTATATATAATTTTATCAATTTAACAATAATTTAGTTAACTTAGTTAGTTGTCAAACAAAACTGCACCCAAACCATTAGATATTCTTAATATATTATATGTTTCGGCATATGCTCTAAATAAGCCTATATTTGAAGTTGATAATACTGGATTAATAGCCATTTTTATTTCTATTGTTTCTACTTTACTCATATTACAAGTTCCAGAGTGTTGTAATGCTATTGGATCTAATGTGAAAAAATATTTATTAACACCAATTGGTGGAATATTCAGACATTTTTCATATGTTTGATTTAATCTAAAATATTTAGAATCTCTATAACTTAATCTTTCTTTTTGATTAAATAATATTGTTTCTGTTTTAACTAAATTACTATCAAAAGTCGGAACTGGTTCTCCTATATTATATATTTTTGAAGTAATATCAGTATCTTGTTGTATTTTTTTTCGAGGTGTCGTAGAATAATTATAATAATCTAATGCATCATATAAATATTTTTGTTGTAATACCCATACAAAATATTTACATGGATTATCAATATCGATACGTATTGTTTCACTTGGACCGACTATTTGATTATATTCTGTATAATATAATTGTTCTATTTTATAATCTTGTTTTGTCTGTGCAAATTGTAATCTTTCATCCTCATCGACAAAAATATAATTTATTAATAAATATGTATCACCTAATATTAATGTTTTTAATTTATTATATTTATATGTTGCAGGGTTTATAGTAATTGAATTTGTATTCTGTGTCGCAGGTAAAGCATAAAAATTTGATGTCATCCCAATAATTCTATATTTATTTGTTACAATTACATTTGGTGGAATAGGTTTAAAATTATTTGGTGTTAATTGATTATAATATAATTTTTTAGAATATGAATCAAAACTTCTAAAATATCCATATACAATATTACCATCAATATTTTGATATATACATTCATTTTCATTGAATGCTACAACGTTATTTTCACAAATAATATAATGGGATGGACTAAAAATTAAACATTCATTCCATGCTTTTAAAGATAAATTTATTTTAATATCAGAATATTGTAAACTTACTAAAGGTAATGCATTTGCACTGGAACGACAGTACCAAAATTGAAGTGGTATATAAATACGATATGATTCTTTACCGTCAGATAAATCTGTTAATTCTGGTACATCTCCAATCATTTTTTTGAATGAGTCTACTTTTGCATTTTGATTAAACATTTCATTCCATAACATCATCCATTCTCCATAATGTTTACATATCTGTCGTCCATTAATTTCTATACTAATAGTATTTATTAATGAATATCCTGGATATCTAACCCATGCTACTTTTGTAATTCCATCATTAAATGAAGGAATTTTTGGTAAATTAATTACAAGATATGATTTTTCCATAAGATCGCCATTTTTACCAATAGTAGCTGATACTTGTGAATTAAAATCAGGTCTTTGTAAAAAGTTTTGACGAATTTCTTCACGCGAAAAATTTGTATGTCGTTTATATACTATTTTAAAATATGTTATTTGTGGGTCATTTGTTAAAAATATATCTTCTATACCATATGCTACTAGTTGTAATATACTTCCTGTCATATTATAATCTAAGAAAGATATTTTTATGTTAATTACTCAACATAAAAATATTTAGTTAAACAATTATTATTTAGTTATATGGTCTGATAAATGGTGTTGATGCACCGGATGCTACGAGTAACATTGGACGATATACTTGTTCAATAAGTGCTGTAAGGAGAGAAACTTGATCGCGTGATGTACGGGTAACACATGATTCAAGATTGGAAATAGATTTACGGATATTTGGAATAGTAGTTGAGTTTTTAATTTCACGAAGAGAAACTGTATTACCAAGACCATTAGTTACAACATTATCCAGATTTATAAAGGCTCTGAGATCATCTAATGCACGTGTAATTTCTGAGTTATTTTTTTCTATTTCATTTATGGCTTTTTCAATACGTTGTTGATCTTCTTCAACAAGTTCTTTGCCTTTTGTTTTCATTTCATCTTTAATAGTATTATATAAATCTCTTAAATATTTGGCTTGTGGGTCTTTAGCACCACCAAATTGACGACCCATACCCATACTCATAGGAATACCAGAGACACCACCCATACCGGCAATACCAACAAATGGATTTGAATGCATTAAATTAGTGTTTAAACCTAAATTAAACATTGGTAACATATTTTGTTGTGGAAGAACGTTGAGGTTTTGTACCATAAGACCGAGAGAACGAGAAATTGCATCAGCGCGGTTAATGTGGCTTGGTGCTCTAAAATATGCAATATTTGATTTAGTAGAAAGGGTTTTAGTTGGAAGATCGCTGAGTTCTTCATTATTTTGTCCATGTAGAGCTGGATTAGCACGTTGTAAATCAATTACACGTTTAAGATAGTTGCATAATTTTTTATTTTTAAGGATAGCTTCAGCAGTTTTTTGGCCTTTATCTGAACCCATTTTAGCAGAAAGTCTTCCTGTAAGATTGGAAGTCCATTCAATATAATGTTCAGATACACCACTTGGTCCTAATGCTATTGCAAAAGTTGCAAGTAATTTTCCAAGAGTTTCTGGATTCATTTGTCTAACTTCTTTTTCTGCTGCTTCATAGATACCATCGTTGCTAATTTCACCTAGACAACGAGAAAGTTCTTTTGGATCTCCTTTGAGAATGCAGCTAAAAATTGTAGAAGGAACACCGGTAATTCTAGATTCTGCGTCAGCAGAAACTAATGTACCATCTGCTTTTTTAATTTGTAAATTACCAGCAGCATCTTTAGAATATACTTGGTCAAGAGCCATATCATAATATATATCACTTAAACTTCCTGAACCAGCTGGACCGCGTTGAGTAGATTTCATTTGAGCTTCATATACTGCTTTGATGAATTTTTCAACATCGAGAGTTGTCCATGCGTCA